AGTCACGATGGGAATTAAGACTTTACGATCACCAAGCACAAGCCCTGTACCATCAAAGTCTGCACCATTGTAGTCACTGAAGTACATAAGTGCTGTAGAGGACGTTACAGAGCCACCAGTAAGGCCCCCGGTGGAAACAGAGTATGTTCCAAGGGTCTTATCCACAAGAACACAAACCTTACCATGACTATCAAGCAGGTATTGTATATCTTCAGGACGGAAGCTCATTCTTCTGAATACCTCTCGTCAAAGGTTGAACCATTACGGAAACGATCCATTCTGAACTGTGCAGTGGGTCTAAGGGCATCTTCACGAACAGTGTTGATAGTTACTATGTCGATACCACCAGCCTTTACACCTAGTGAAGTGCCAGCCAGCCTCATGGCTTGAGCATAGAGGGAGATAGACAGTTTCTTGTAGTGGCTTTGCAGTTGAGAATAGCTTGCCTTTATTTGGCCAGATACTTCTGTATCTACACGTCTTGAATACTTGCTTGCAATTATATTTGCAACCCAAGATGCAGCAAAGTAGACATTATCACCACGCTCCAAGAGGGCAAAGGTAATCTCCTCATCTTGGGTCTGTTGGTCAGCAGTATTAGTGTCACCAACCAACAGTCTCACGACATTAGACCTACCAGTAGAAGTGGTTGTGTTCAAGTTAGTAGGGTCATATGTCCACAAGGTCTCAGTCCTTCAAGAGTTTATCTCGCGTCTCATAGAAGATATCCATGATGTACGCATTGTTTCTAAGGAAGGAGCGAATTAGGCCCCGTTGACGGTCATCTACTAGAGACTGCTTACACTTCTTCTTGTTATACTCTGTGACAGTTGAGGTTACTTTCTTCACATGGTCATTCATAAGCCTCACAAGAGAGGTAAGCTGTTCGGTGTTCATCTCACCAAGTCGGTCTCCGACCTTAGTCTCTACCTCAAGTTCCTTATTGTGGTGGATATAACCAGCAGAGTAGAGAATGGAAATCTTTGCAGGGTCAGGGTTAATCTGGTTCTGCCAATCAAAGTGTTGACGCTTCTTCCAAGGTTTACCGAATGACGTGAAAGGCATCTTTACGAATACGGGCCAGTCTACTTGAAAGCCAAGGTAGTTAGGGTGCATGTCTTATCCTTTGGGTAGGGTTATTTGGTGGAGGACACCCCAATTAAGGGGTGCCTCTGGTTTTATGGTTAGACCAATTAGGTCGAGATAACCGAGTTGATGAAGCCACCAAGATCAGCGCCAACAACCTTCATGTCATACGACAACTTGACATGTACTTCTTCTGCGATACCGTCAACAGCAAGGAAGTCGCCAGTGAAGGATTCAACAGTCAGGCCCTCGAACGAAGCACCCGGCAGGGAGTTCCATGCGAAGATCAGGCCAGAAGCAGCAGTACGCAGGCCAGCAGCAGCAGGCGTATAGCAAACCATGACGTGATTACCACCGATAAAGGCGTTAGCCTCAGTAGCACCCTCAGCAGCAGTATTCTCAACAGCCTCAAGGATCATCAACTCTTGGATACCGAAGATTTCCGCCAGCTTGGCATCGGTAACAAGGGCAGTATTGGCAACAGTTGCACCACCATTCAGACGAGCAAGAATGTCAGGGTGGTTGATGAGAATGTCACGAACTTCCTTCGACATAACTGCTTTGTTGGGCTTGAACCCACCAGACTTCAGTTGCACAGTGCGGCAAAGTCGTGTCATGTCTTGAATTGGGGTTGAGTTAGTGTAGTCATCCCAATTCGTAACTTCGATAGCAGTATCGTTATCAGCGTTGGCAACACCATCCCAGTTAGTTCCCCAGACGTTATCCGAGAAGTAATTGGTAACGAAGTCCTTTTCACGGTTAATCATCATCTTGTTAAGCAGGTTGCTGGTTTGCATAACACGGATTTCAAGAGCCGCATCTTCATTTGCCAACGTCTGCTCGTCAAAGTCTGTTGCTTTCGCATAGACATCCGAGAAGTAACTATCGTTAGAGAGGGTCATACCTTCACGCTCAGGACGAGTGCGAGGTGCCAGTTTCAGGTTAGGGCCAGCGCGGTTGGATTCCGCACGGCTTTGAATGTAGTACTTGTCCGATTGTTTGTCCACATTGACAACCGGGAATACACGAGCCGCAACAAAGTTGTCCATCGACTGCATGTAAGCAAGGGTCAGGTTCGTCAGTGGAACGTCCAAGTGAACCTGAGAGGGGGTAAGCATAGGCATATTTAGTTTCCTTTATTGCTATTAGGCAGCAGCGTTACCGCCACGGAAGAAGTCAATAGTAGCAAAACCTCCAGCAGCAGCAGCAATTACAACAACACCTACAACAATATCACTCGTTGCGGCAACGACACCAGCACCGTTAGCGTCAACGCCAACCAAAGCACCAGCAGAGAGTCCACCTGTACCAGCCTTGACAGCAGTACGACCGGAGGTCACAACAGTAGCAGCACCACCCGAAAGGGGGTCGTTAATGACGATACCAAAAGCAGCATCAGCATTAGCTGCGGCCACAACAGTTCGATCAGTGGTATTCATCTTGACGAAGTGAAACTGCTTGGCAGACAGGTCAGCACCAGCCACCATGGTCTCAGTCACAACATTTCCTTGCATTGCCATGATTAGGCTTCCTTCTTGTAAAGTTGCTTGACGAGAGCCTTACCAGCATCCGTCTTTACGATTGCAGCATATGCTTTAGCATAGGTGACTTTCGCCTCAGCTTGATGAGCCTTGACAAGAGCATCTAGCTTGTCTTTAGGTGACGCCATATCATCTACACTAGACTCACCCTTCTCAGTCATAATAGATTCAAAGGCAGCATCAGCAGCCATCAGAGCTTCCCAAAGTTTATCATCGGGGTTAGTCTTCAAGATTGATTTAGCAGCCTCAATATCCCAATGAGGCAACTTCTCAGTGGCCAGCTTGGTGATTTCTGCATCCTTCTTTTCTACTTCAGCTTCAGACTTTGCCACAGCAGCAGCCTCAAGGGCTTTAAGCACAGGTGCAGGAAGGTCAGACTTGTTGATCAACTCGCCTTCGACCTCAATCTGGTCCACTTTAACCACTTCTTTCTTTTCAATGGCGTCTGCGCTAACGACAAACCCATTATCAATCAGAGCTTTAATAAGGCGCTCTTTCTCTTTGCCGAGAGCGTCAACCTTAACCTTCAGTTGATCAAGTTCTTCCATGTTATCTCCTTTGGAGTCACGTTTGTATAGAGGAGCCTTTGCCAGTGGATTTGCCGGGTTATCCACCAAAGAAAGTTCATCCAGTTCTAAGTTTGTGAGGATATTAGGCATTGTACTCCCCAGTAGTAGCGCGCCCGCCGATTGAGAATGATGCGTACTTACCAGACTTGACACCTTCCCAAGTGTCATCATCATAGACCTTGAAGCCTACAATCCAACCCTCAGTGTCACTCTGGATTCCTAGAGCCTCTCCAATTTCCTTGGACAGTGGAAATGAGTGTAGAATTACACCCGTCTGTTCTCCAACGTGCATGGTCTTGCCAACTCTCACGTTCTCCATAAAGTTATTAACTGCTTTCTCAAGTGTGTCCATCAGGATGACGTCACCTTGTAGGTCTACAACAAGTTCGCCCTTGAAGGTAGAGACACTAGCCCATCCGTAGAGGATACGTTGCTCTTCATCCAGCTTCAGGATTTTACCCTCAATCATGTTTATTCCTTAACCTCTGGGTTAGTCTCAGGTGCACTATAAAACTGACCTCTTGCAGTCTCTACTTCACGCGACCTCTCACGAGACTGCTCATACACTTCACGATTAAGAGGTGGGAGTTCAGCAGTTGAGAGAAGCTCATCCACAATCTCTACTTGATCGGAGAGGTTAATCTCAGCACCATTAAGATTACGGAGATAAGAGCCAAGTTCTTTAAGATCATGTGGTGCAACATCACCGGGAACGATCTTGGGCATAAGGTTGAAGTCAAGGCCATTAAGACGCCAAAGAGGTTCAATAAGCTGCTTGTTGATTACGTCATAGACACTATTGATGTAACTCTCAAGTGACTTCAGAAACAGGTCAGTCTTGCTCTTTGACAAGGAGTATGAGCCACCTTGTGTGCTACCCAACATAAGAAACTCTGCCATAACACTACGAGCAATATCATGTTGGTAACGCTTGATGATGGTATCAATGTCTAGGTCTCTAGTACCACCAGAGGTAATCAGTTCAATATCCATGAGGCGCTGGTTAGTAGGTTTACCGTCACCATCCACGTAGAGATCAGATGGTAGGAGGGCATAACCCTGTTCATTCTTCTTCAGGTCACGAAGGATGCGCTCAAATTCATTGCGCAAGGCCACCTGATCATCAGTCGAGTTGGCTGAGAGGTATTCAGCAGGCATACGACCAATAGGGATACCATTCATCTCACGCTCAACAGCGATAGCTTCAATCATCTGTAGGTTGTTGAGGAAGGTGTATGACTTGTAAGCATTACGAAGAACTGACCTACCAGAAGGATCACCATTGTTCACAGTGGTCTTGTAGTGCAGTATCTTGCTTGCAGGAATATAATGCTCCCCTATAAAGCCTGTATTCTGGTAGATACCTAGAAAGTCACCACTTCTACTGTCAACATCAAACTTGCTGATAGTCCATTGCGCTCTTGATGCAATCTTTCTCACACCAATGCGACCGTCCGTGAACTTGGACATCTTCTTCGGGTTTAGTGTATAAGGACTGACTCTACGCTTGTATACTAACTCAAAGGTAGAGAACCCATACGATAGGAAAGAGATAGCTTCAGAGATATGGTCATCAAGACTATGTTCCATGTCAACCAAGATGGACTCTACAAAGACAGCCTCTTTCTTGGCAGCATCAGTATTGTCAGCAGGCTTGACCTTATACTTTACATCACGGAGAACTTGCTCAGTGGCGTACATAATGGCACCAATAGTGCTATCGTTATCCCGCATCTCACGGAACTTCTTGATAGCTCTATGGCCTCTGATTTCAGTAAGGAACTCATCTGCACGAATCTGCCCATCACGAGTGTTGCGACCTGCAACTCCCATAATCTGTTTGGCTTTACCCTCGGTCAGATTAGTCATGTATTATCCCTCAAGGATTTCGGTGTTTACGCTGGCCATCTAGGTTGCCTTCATGCGCTTGGCGGTGTCGGTCATTTTGCTTTAACCCGATCCGCTTTCAGTTGAGCCAGCTTGTCCCATACGCCTTTTGCGTCGTTAGTGTCTCGAAACTCAGTATCCACGGTATTTCGGAGATCTTCCATCCGCTTGCGCTCTGCGTCATCAACTAACTCAGCAACTGCTGCTGCACGGGCTTCATCTTTTGTAAGCGCCCGCACTGTCCATTCT